TAGTCTTTTTTATTTTCTTTTTTACTTCATCATTCATCCCAGGATTTTCATAACCATATCTTTCAATCATGGTCTTTTTTATTTTGTCTTGGACTTCTTTTGATTGGCGGGGATGATCAGTGCCATAATGCTTGCGAGATGTTTCCTTTATTTTTTTTCTTATTTCTTCTGATTGGGAGGGATGGGAAACACCATATGCTTCAAAATATGCCTGCTTTTTCTTTTCTTGAACTTTTTTAGAACTATTTGAACACTTTAACGAACAATGTTCAAAATATCTACCATCCTTATATCTCACTGGATTTCCACAAATACATAGTACTCGTGATATGATATTATGCTTCAAGCAATATATCCTCTCACCCATTTTTGATTCAGGAGGGAGAAAATCTGTCAAAGACATAATTTCATCATATAGATCCGAATGTCTTGATTTAATATAGGCTTGATTACGATACCCACGTGCAATTTGCCCTTCTACCAAGACCCCAACACTTTCTAACTTTTCTAATATATTCATAATCGTTGTATTCTATCACATTATGGTATATAATGCATACCTTACTCATTAAAAGGCAATTATTTAATGCAATATGAACCTGGTAAAGCTCCAATTTTAGTTAATAATCAAAGAGTTACAGTCAACTTTCCAGATGGTACCTCCCTTCGAGGAGTAATTGTGGGCATAGCTAGCACTGATGACACCATTTCTCCAGCATATATTGTCAAATGTACTGATGGTAGATACCCATCACCAAAATATCCCTATAGCACATTCGTATGTCCATTAGGCACTATTGAGATGCACGAATCAATCAAAGATAATTGAGCCTTACAATGGAAATTGCACTTGTCATATTATGGATAATACTTTTCATTCTGTTCATGTTAATACTAGAACGCAATAATTAATCCTACAACTCCCCTCCTCCCATTGGAGTTATAACTCCATCTTAATTTATAAATACCTATAAATACTAATATTGTATTTGTAGGTGTTTATATGTTACTGGAAGAAATCAAACCCGCTGTTTTCAAAACGACCAAGAAAACCCAAAAATTGGTGGATAAATATGGTATTCCTTCCGAAAAAGTATTAAAGTCATTAAAGAAAGGAAATAAAAATGTTAATAAAGGAAATAAAAGATAATTCTTCTAAAGAGATAAAGGAAACCAAAGGTTTCCATATTAACATTGAAGATGAAACAGTAAAGAACAAGGATTATCGACGTGTATTATACACTGCCGAACATTGTCAATTAGTACTCATGAGTATTGAGCCTGGTGATGAAATTGGGGAAGAAGTACATAAGGTTGATCAATTTATTCGTTCAGACGGTGGTTCAGGCGTATCCATCATAAACGGATATGAACAAAAATTTGCAAACGGTGATGCGGTAATTGTTCCAGCGGGTGCCAAGCATAATATAATCAACACTGGAAAAGAAAGACTACAGATTTACACCGTATATTCCCCTCCTCAGCATCTGAAAGATACATTACAAAAAACAAAAGCCGATGAAAAGGAAGATCATTTTGATGGAAAAACTAACATAGGTAGATAATATTCATGACATATCTAATTCTTCAAAAAAAGGTGGGGGTGCCACCCACTTATACAATAACTTTAGGTGGATCAAATACAGACTATGGATATGCAATAACTGCTGATAATAATGTATATATTGGTGGTGTCACAAGATCTGGATTATCAAATTACGCTGCACTTGTTGCCAAATATGATGCAACAGGCAATATTCAATGGCAAAGGAGATTAAAAGACACATCTGGTTTTTCTTCTTACATTTACGATATAGATACCGATGAATCTGATAATATATATGCATACGGTACAACATCGACAAGCAATTCAAATTTAGATATGTGGGGGATGTTAGCAAAATATAATAGTTCTGGTGTCCTTCAATGGCAGCGTCTCTACAAAGAAAGTGGCGGAATTACAGATGCAAAAGCAAATGCAGTAGAAAAAACAACAGGTAATACATATATTGCAGGCGAAGTGTTAGGTGGTGGATACATTGCAAAAATTAGTACAAATGGTACACTTATATGGTCTAGAAGAATATACGGTGAGGGAACGACTAGAGCATATGGTCTAGCTTGTGATTCTTCCATGAATGTTTATGTTGTGGGGAGCGGTGTAATTGGTGGTGTATTATATGGATTTATTGCAAAATATAACAGTTCTGGTGTCCTTCAATGGCAACGAATGGTTCATGACTCTTCCGCCACAGTTATTTATAATGTGTATACTGACTCTCTTAATAATCCCGTAATTATTGGTACTGCATCAGATGGTACTGGAGGATTAAATGGACTAGGCACTGTTATATTAAAATATAACAGTTCTGGCGTTCTTCAATGGCAGAAACACATAGATTACAATACAAATGAATACATGTATGGTTATGGAATATCATTGAGTAATACTGATGATGTAATATGCATGATATCATATACCGAAGTTCTACAATCTATTAACGCATGGCTAGTTGTTAAATTAGATGCTGATGGTAATCTTACATGGCAAAGAACTTTAGGAAATACACCGTTGGGTTCAGGTGGATCATCACAATATGGTTATGGCATCTATGTTGATCCAGCAGGATCTGTGCATGGTATAGGTGGTTCAGATTATCTTTCCTCATCAATAAACATATTATACGAAAAATTAAACGGAGATGGACTAGGAACCGGGACTATAAGTGGTTTAGAATATGCAGCAAGTACGTTTACTATTGAGAATGGTACACTTATCGATATTGCTGGTACTTTTACAGATGCATCATATACATTACCAAGTTATACAGGTACCCTCATTGAAGAAGCATCAACATTAACAAATACAAAGTCATAAGAAAAATATAATGGCATTCAATAACTCTTGTAAAGGAACCACAGGACCAAACCATCCAGATCCTAATGATACCTCACAAAATCATTCCGGGTGTGATACCCCACGTGTTGAGGGTGGTACCCCATGTCCTCAAACACCTGATGACTTAACCTGTAAACCTTTTCAATTAACTGAACTCTCAGATTCCTGCTTTGTCGATGACGTTGTAAACGAAGCTCTTAACATTGGAGGTGCAAACCTTAATGTTTATAAACTCCTGGGAGTTCACGAACAGTGTAAAATAGTTGATTCCACTGGTCAGGGTACATCCTTATCAAGTGGATATTTACCTGGATACACGGCAGATAATGCCTTTGATGCCTATGTCACAGAGTGGCGTTCAGTCCAGAAAGGAGATGGTGTATTAGCATCAGCCTATATAGGCTATGATTTTGGTCCTATAAAGACAAATGACGATTCCCGGCCAATGTATGGGATCGAGACCAGTATCCGTAAACACATTACAGCAATAGGTATCAAACAAGGAAGCGCATCTAAAAATCGCGTCACACGCGCCCGCGTAGAGAGATCCGATGATGGAGTCAAATGGTATGGTGTAGCACTGGTAAACCTGCCAGATGATGATTGCCTAAATACAATCCTTTTCCGAGATAGCGTACCAAATAGATACTGGAGATTGCGTCCGGTAGCCTTCAATGGTGGTGTAAACGACTTCTGGAGCGTCCAAGCACTCCAACTTTACCATAATTATGTGGCGACAGACGTTGCCAACATTCAAGATAAAATATTCCTTGAGAACCGCGACAGAGACTATGCTGATGAACCTATCCTGCTTAAAGGCTCATACGATGTCGTTGATCTTCAATCGGAACTAAGTGCCATAGGAGTTGAATTACCATCCGATACTAAAATGGTAGCTGTCAGTTTTTCGGCGTGTGTTGCAAGGTTAGGCCGCCCATTGATTATTGGAGATATTATCGAAATACCCAGTGAAGCACAATATTCAGCCAAAATGCGTAAAGTTCTAAAATGGATGGAAGTTACGGATTCCACATGGGCAAGTGAAGGATATACTCCGGGGTGGCAACCAACATTACTTAAAATAACATTGGAGCCTGCATTTGCTACACAAGAAACTCAAGATCTATTTGGTGATCTTGCTGAAGAAGAAACTTCAATGTTAGAAAATGGGCTTAAGTTTATTGATGGTGTTGGACATAATGAATTCTATCAAGATTATCGTGATGTCAGTGAAACCATTTATGCAGATGCCAAGGACAAAGTTCCAGAAGATGGTATAGAAACTTCCGGAACAGTTCGCAAATGGGAGCCTGAAGAGATTGAATCAGCTAAAGAACAAGGCTTGCTAAACCTTCAAGTAACAGGACAAAACTCAACAGGGTTGTATACAGAAGATGCAATGCCACCTAATAACAAGCCTTTCACCGAAGGTCCAGAGTTACCTGCTTCGCCTAATCATGGTGATTATCACAGATTGACATATGAAGGTTTGTCTAAGGATGTTCCCGCACGTTTATTTCGCTATTCCTCCAGTAAAAACCGTTGGATATTTCTTGAAAAAGATAAGAGAGCAGAAAACAATCCTACAAAACCATTACTACAAGAGTTCTTAACTGCAAAAGGTGCAACTCCACTGAGTGAAGTATTACGAAAAGAACCACCTAAATGTGAGGATGAATAATGTCTACTCTAAGAGAATTTTGGTACGATGAACAATTAAAACGCTACCTAGTCCAGTTTATGGCTATATTCCATGGTCTACAAGTCAGGGTTGGATGGAATGAAGACAAAACTCCAAGGTTAGCCAAAGTTCCTATATATTCTTCAAGCAAGGATAGGGTAGTCGCATCTATAAAAGCGGAAAACACACAAAACAAACTTATAAGATTTCCTGCTTTCACAGCAGCAATTTCTAACTTTGATCTTATGCCAGAACGAAGAAAAGGTCCTGCTAACGAAAGACGCAATACCATAATGCCAACTGGTGGTCTATTTCCAGATGATTTCACAGTCGTCCAACAACGCATGCCAGTTCCATATAAACTGTCAATGGAGTTGGGTGTGTGGGCAAGCAATAAAGATCAACAATTTCAAATGTTAGAACAGATAATGATGCTGTTCAACCCCATCATTCAAATCCAACGAAGTGATGAAATAACCGATTGGACAATGATTACAACTGTTGAACTCTTAGGTATACGATCTGATGAAAATTTACCATCTGGTACAGAAAGACGATTATTGCTCACAACACTAGAATTTGAAATGCCGGTTTATATAAGCGCCCCAGCAAATGTACATGATAAATATGTAAAAGATATCTATGTTCGAGTAGGTGCCGTTTCTAATGCAGCTAATACAAGTTATGCAATGGTCGGTGAACTCGATGCTGAAGGCATTCCTTACGAACTAAATTTCTCATTGAATGATATTGATCTAACTTAATATTATTTTTAATTTTTACTGCTATTTCAATAAATACTCCTAATAAGAACAATAATAATGGAGTATTACCAAAATGGCAACTTTAATCTCTCCCGGAGTAAGTGTAACCGTAACAGACGAAAGTTTTTATATACCTGCGTCTGCACCAACAGTTCCACTAATCTTCATTGCAACTGCCGACGAAAAATTACAGCCTGACAATGTTAGTGAGGCTGAAGGGACATATGAATATGATGTAGTACGCACAGTGACATCACTTGCACAAAGTGTTGAACTTTATGGACTCCCAACCTTTCTGAAAGATCCAGGTACCGGATCACAATACCATGGTGACGCAAGAAATGAATATGGATTATTTGCACTTAACCAATTCCTAGGAGTAGGTTCACGTGCATATGTGGTTCGCGCTAATGTTAACCTTGATGATAATTTTGATAATCTTCAAGATTACTGGGACAGGAAAATTCTTGAATCTAAAATTGTAGTTGAAAATTCTATTAATCAGTTTATCAACCAATACAATGATGCAAATAACCTTATCCCATCCAGTCCTGGTTATCGTGTAACTGTAACAGCTGCTGAATATCTCTCTATAGTAGATGAAGCCATGTCATGGTTAGACCCAGTAACAGGACAATTCAACTTTAAAAATGTAAAAGATGAATACTACGAAGATCAAACAGGTGCTGTTGCCGGTGGACTTGAAATATTCTCTAACGGATTTAGCCAGCCATCTACAGGGATTTATAAGGGACTTACCTATATTGCCAATAATATTGCATCAGAAGCCTCATATCCAGGTGGTGATACAGTTGCAAATGAGTTCACAGCCCAAGAAGGTGGTGATCTTCTTTTATCTGCTGGTAATGATTTCAAATGGACTGCTGAATTCTTGAATCAAACCAGCCTTGGTGCTAATGATGCTGCACGTCGTGTTGCAATCACAACTGCATTGTCATCTCAAATTAACGCTGGATCGGATGCAGGTCGTCAACTACGTTCTGAAACATATGACTATAACATAATCTTAACACCAGGATATCATGAATGTGTGGATGAAATGATTGCACTATCTGTTGATATCCAGGAAGAAGCTTTAGTAATAGCGGATGCACCAGTTAATAAGACACCAGATGAAATCTCTAACCCTGGAACTGGTTGGGCAGCAACAACGGCACGCCAACGCTCAGCACACGTTGCCTACTACTACCCATGGGCTCTTGCCTCCAATCTTGACGGTGTAGATGTTTGTGTGGCACCTTCTGGTACAGCATTACGCACATATGCCTACAGTGACAATGTTTCTTTCTTGTGGTTTGCTCCTGCTGGTTTGCGTCGTGGTATCATCACAGGCATATCCAATTTAGGATATGTTTCTGGTACCCTAGGTGGTGCAACCGAATTCGTTCCTCTTGCATTAAATCTGGGGCAACGTGATGCTCTATATGATACAAACAATCCAGCTGGTAATATTAACCCATTGGTGTTCTTCCCAGGACAAGGCTTTGTTGTTTGGGGTCAAAAGACATCAGCCTCGGCTGCCAGTGCAATGGATAGAGTCAACGTTTCAAGATTGTTGAAATATATCAAGAGACAATTGCGTCGTAACACATTGAGTTTCGTGTTTGAACCAAATGACCAATTGACACGAGACAATTTGAAGGCAGTGGTTGACAATTTCCTTGGGGATTTGATCGTCAAAAGAGGTCTATATGATTTTGCCTCGA